ACTTCTACTCAAAAGTTATTAGTTTATAACTCAACATCAGGTGCTTTTGAAGAAGCACAATCTGTTGGTAACTTCTTTATATCTACACTTAGCCCTGCATTTAATGGAAGCGTACAGGACTTTACTATTACAAACGCACCAAGCAATGCACAGCAGATTATCTTAAGTATTAATGGTGTTATACAGAAACCTAATGCTGGTACATCTACACCTTCAGAGGGATTTGCTTTATCTGGTAGCACAGTTAAGTTAGCTGCTGCCCCTGCTAGTGGGTCAGATTACTTTGCAATAGTTCTTGGTTCTACTGTAAACATTGGTACACCAAGCAACAACACAGTAACATCAGCAATGATTGTTGACGGAAGTATTGTTAATGCAGATATATCAAACTCTGCTGATATTGCTGGTAGCAAACTGAGCCTTGTATCTACATCATCTACTGCTGGTGTTATTGTCAAAGGTGATGGTTCTTCTGATGGATATTTACAACTTAACTGTAGTCAGAATAGTCATGGTATAAAACTAAAATCCCCACCACATTCAGCATCACAAAGTTATACCCTTACGTTTCCTTCCGCTATTATTAATGGTGCATTTTTAAAAACAGATAGCAATGGTAATTTAAGTTTTGCAGCAGTAAATACTGATCTGGTAAATGACACATCACCACAGCTAGGCGGTAACTTAAGTGTTAATACAAAAAATATATTATTTGGAGATAGTTCTGATGGTAGTTCTGATGATGTTTTGATATTTGGAGATGATTCGGACTTAAAAATTTATCACGATAACTCAAACTCTAGAACAAGAATCCAACATTCAACTGATAAGGCTTTAGAAATATTGCAAGGTGGTAATGCTGGAATGTTAATTCAAAATCAAAATAGTTTTAATATTGAAATAAAAACAAATGCTGAAGATGCTATAAAATGTATAGCAAACGGAGCAGTAGAGCTATATCACGACAACACAAAGCGTTTAGAAACGACCAGTGGTGGTGTAACAGTTTCGGGAAGCGTAACTGCAACAGGACACCTTTTTGTAGGAGCTAACACACATTATTTATATTTTACTTCTACTGCTGGTTACAGCCCTAGAATTGGTAATGCTGATGGTGGTACTGGTGTCAACATGACTTTCCATACTAACAACACTATGCGAATGATGTTGCAGAATGATGGACATTTAAGACCAGCATCTAATAATAGTTATGACTTAGGAACATCATCAGATCGTTGGAGAAACGTATACACTAATGACCTTAACTTATCTAACGAAGGTCATGGTAATGACGTTGACGGAACTTGGGGAAGTTATACTATACAAGAAGGAGCAGAGGATTTATTCTTGATTAACAAACGCAATGGTAAAAAGTATAAGTTTAATTTAACGGAGGTAAACTAATGTCTATATTTATAGGTGGTACTGGTGCTGCTAATGAGCTAGATGATTACGAAGAGGGTACTTACACTCCTACTCTTACTGGTTATGGTAGTACAACTAGCGTAGATCTACATAGTAGTGAAAATACGTTAGCATACGTTAAAATTGGAAACAAATGTTGGTTTACTGGAAGAATTAGACTTAACAATGCTAATTATTCTGGATATTTAAGAATGACTTTACCATTTACAGCACTACAAGGCACTGCCTGTTCAAACTGCACACAGTCTGCCGTAAATACTCATGGTGTTATTTTTTCAGATAGCATAGACAAAAGTTTATTTTTTGAAACATATACAAACACATCATTGGGAGTTTTCTTATTTCAAAGAGAAGATACTGGTTGGACTAATGCGACTAATGCACATATACAAGCAAATCATTATCTAACATTTAACCACCACTACGCAACACAATAATTTAGTTAGACCGAAGCTACGTCTATAAACTAAGCCTTTACTAAAAACGATTATGGCATTAACAAAAGTATCGACAGATGGTGTCAAAGATGATGCCATAACATCAGGTAAAATCCCTGCAAACGCAGTAGGAGCTAGTGAACTGGCAGACAACGCAGTTGACACTAATGCCATAGCAAACAACGCTGTGACCGCAGGTAAAACAAGCGGAGTGCAGACAACAATAAACAACAACGCAGATAACAGACTTATTACTGGCTCTGGTTCTGCTAATACTTTGAATGGTGAAACAAACGCAACTTTCACTGGTACAAAATTAAATCTTGGGGCTTATGATGGCGGTACAGACGTTAACTTAAGTTTAAGAAATACTAACTCTAATGGATTTGGTGCTTATATTTCTGGTGGTTCTGGAACTAATTACATATTAAGGCTTGATGATAAAGACCAAAATGCCATGTTTAGGTTTAATGCAAACGGCAAATTAGGTATAGGCACAGGCACACCAGTAGGTCAACTCCATTTATTTCAAACAAGTAATGACCCCTATATGTATATACAAAGAGATAGTGGAAATACTGAAGCAACAATAGGAGGAATATTTTGGAGAAACAGCACTAATAATCTTGGTTTAATAGATGTTCAAAGTGGAGATATTGATACTGGTCGCATGAGGTTCTATGTAAATAAAAATGGAACTTTAACAGAATCTTTAAAAATTGATGGCAATGGTAATCTTGAAGTTCTTGACGCTTCAGAAGCAAGGTTACAAGTTAAAACTCCTTCTAACGGAATAATAGCTTTACGAGCAGATGGAGTTAATACACAACTTGGTACATGGTCTAACCATGATTTAAAGTTAGTTCGTAATACAACTGAAATTGCTTCTATTACTGCTAATGGTATTACTTTTGGAGGAGACACCGCAGCAGCAAATGCGTTAGATGATTTTGAAGAAGGGACTTACACTCCTCAAGTAATAATTGGTGGAGGTACAAGTGGTGTAACTCAACCGACTAACAGATATGGTAGTTATACAAAAATTGGGCGAAGAGTTTTCTTTAATTTATGGATTAATGGAACTGTAGGTTATACAGGTAGCATTTATCATGGCTTACAAATAACTTTACCATTTACTACTAATTCAAGTAATGCACATTATTCTGCATTATCAGTATGGTTTTATGCAGGGGTTACAGATGAACATAAAGTAATATCAAGAACTGAAAATAACGATAATAAATTAATACTTCAATACCCCGGAGATAGTATTGCATTTCTTCGTGTTGATGGTACTTGGAACATGATGATTTCTGGTCAATTTGATACATAGACCGAGCTACGTCTATAAACTAAGCCTAAACCTGTTTTAATCGGAGATTAATCCTAATGGCACTTACAGAGTCAATCGAATACGACAAGATAGAAGTTGTCGGTATATACAAAGCGGTGCAAGTCCGTAAAGCAACTGTCATCAAAAAAGATGGTACAGAACTTACAAGGTCTTTTGAAAGATATGTACTGCAATGCGGAAATTTAGATGCTTCTGATAATTTAGTTGATACTGATTTATCAGGAGAACCAGCAGAAGTTTCAGCAGTTTGCAATGCTGTATGGACTACTGATGTAAAAGCTGCGTGGAAAGCTAAACTAATAGCAGATAAACCTAGTTCTTAATCATGCCCTTAAAAGGAAATCAAAAGAAAATTGATGCTGATGGTGATGAAAAAATCACCAAAAAAGATTTCTTATTGCTTGCTGCAAGAAGAAAAAAAATGAAGAAGAATGGAAATAAATCTGCCTGATTTACCAGATACAGATTATATTCTCGTTCCACCTAAAACAATTTTTTATCCACCTGTGGCAGAGATTCCATATCTAGACCCTGTACTTCTTCCAAGTCTGGAGCAAGTTGAGTCGGGTCTGGGAGCTTCGGAATCTTCTGCTGAAGAAGAAACATCATCTTCAAAGGGGGAAGAGTTAGAAGTAAAACCAGAGACAATACCGACAACCCTGCCAAACACCAAAGAAACTTTATCAACTGAAGAAGCTATAGCTACATTTAATATACCTTTTTTTGGTGAAATGCCTATACCCGCCCCAGAGGTCATTGCTTCCTCTGTGATCGCTGCTGGAACTGCAAGCGTTGTGAGCGTGGCGGGCGGGATTGCCATGCAATCAGTATTAGCTTTTATCAAGAAAACATTTAAGAAAATATTTACTAAAGTTTTGAAGAAAGAGGTAGCCAATGTAAAGGAGAAGATGGCAGATAAAGAAAAGTAAGATATACTAAATATTAAGCGAGTGTACCTGACTGATCTCTCTTCTATTGACGAATAGCAGATGACCTCAGTAAGTCTAAAGCACTTAGGCTTTATGAAACGAACACAAGTGGGAACTTGTTTAATTCGTAACTCCTCTACAGAGCGTTACTCGCCTTTAAATTTTTCTGGATTAGCTCGGACATAACTCCTAATATTTATTACGTCATTGCAGATATAAGCAAATTCTGATTTAGGATTAATCATATAGCCACTAGCGTGGAGTTGTGAACACTTTAAAACTCTCACTAATTGCTTATCATGGACTTGCTTGTTTAGTTCTTCTTTGGCTAGGTCTAGCTTTACTTTTGCTAGTTCAGAACACGTTTCATTATTAGTTCCTAGCGGTATCATAAAACTCATTTGTATTCCCCAACCTTCATTAATGCTATATGTATCTTCTCCCTGTGCATCATTCCCTGTATAAAAAGGAGTTACAGCCATAGTAGGTTGACTACAAACTAAGTTTCCGAACTGTAGCTTACCTGTCATTCCATTATTAACATTCATATTTTGATTGATAATACTGGAATTACCAACAGCATTAGGTTGAGCCTGTACGTTTGTATCGCCTTCGGCTCTTGCTTTATTACTGACTAAAGACAGACAAAGAAGTGATAACGCTAGTAGTCGTAATCGCATCATTAAGAGTAATCTTTTCGGTCATTTGGCTTGCTGCCCTAGTAGTAATACTAAGTGACCAATCTTTTGTACTATCTGCAACTGTAAATACTGCATCACCGCCAGCAATACCAGCAGAAGCAGCTACAGAAATATTAGATGCTTCCCAAGTATTTAAGGCTGATCCATATTTTTCTGTCACTACTGTACGAGTTATGGTCTGAGTAGTATTCTCAGTTCTGTTACTAGAGCCAGTAGTCCAAGAAGGCACTCCGTTTGCGTAACAAGGTGCAGCTATAAATAAACCTAGTAAGAGTAGCTTTTTCATTTGATGCCTACTTTAGAGTTCTTATTATCTACTATAGTATCTTTTTTCTTTTTTATCGAGAACCCAAGTGACGCAGTGGAAGCACTGAAAATACTTGCAATAAATGTCGGGTCAAAATCTACGATCTTTTTACCAGATGGCGGTTCCCAATATGAAAGTGTTAATAACGCTGCCGACCACAGAAGTACGCAAACTTTTACAATGGTTTCGACTTTACTTGGTTCTTGTTCTTCCATAGAAGTGCAAACTCTTGTCTAATACTAGCAATGTAGCTATGTTTGGAAAGTAACACAAGATTATTATGCTCAAACTCTTAAAACCAATACTACTTAAATTCTTTACTACAACTGCTGTAAAGAGATTAGTAGTCGATCTGCTTAGAGCTATCTGCAAACAAACTACCAACACGCTTGATGACAGGGCTGTTGATATGTTAGAGCAACAGTTGTTTCCTAAAATGAATTGATATGACACATAAAGAGTTTTTCAAGATCCTTGTTGGCAACCCACCGCCAGAAATAGAGTTTGAGATCGAAGTCAAACAACGTGAGACAGAACAAATGCCAGAAGAAGCTGTAAGGGCATACTGTTTAGACTTAGTTAAGTACACCAAACTACAAGACTTGCTTTTAACTTCAGCAATAATGCGTATATCAGATATAGAAACCAAATTATATCGCTATGAGAAGGGTATGAGACTATACAAAAAAGTTAGAAAACTAGGTTTCTTTGGTAAAATAAAGTATCTTCTATCTGGCAATACAGGTCAGAAGTGATTATATTATTTAAAAACAAGACTAATCATGGATAAAAATTTTAAAATCCTAGAAAAGTTACATTTACTTCTTGCAAAAGAACTGACAGATAAGATTACAAGTGGAGAAGCAAAGGCAGGGGATTTAAACGTAGCTAGACAGTTTTTAAAAGATAATGGTATTGAGTGCTTACCTGTAGAAAAGAACCCAATGCAAGAGCTTATGGAGAACTTACCAGACCTAGATGCTGTACCTTTAGCTGATCTATAATTGCAACCACTACCAAAAAAACTACAAGACTTTAGATATTTCTTAATCGTTACTTGGAGACATCTAAACCTACCAGACCCTACACCTGTTCAGTTAGACATAGCTGAATATCTACAATATGGTGCAAGACGTAAAATCATACAGGGATTTCGTGGTGTAGGTAAGAGTTGGATTACATCTACCTATGTAGTGTGGAGACTTCGTATGAATCCACA